GGGGTGATTACTAATGGATAAATATTTGTTCCGTAGGCTAGCTGGTCTAGCCCACGGCAAATTTCCTTATCAGATATTTTGTGAGATTGATGGTAAGAAATTAAACTTTGGTTTTAGATTCCAATGGTTCAGCAACTTGATGTGGAGTTGGGCTGTAGGTTCTAAGAACATTCAAGCTGATGAACAAGGTATTGTCTACTCTAATAAAGTTTGGAGAGCTTGGAAGTTACAACATAATATTTTGTATCGTCTTCATTACAAGTATGACAGACCTTACGGAATGGGTATCCACGCAGAGATACAGAAAAGGTGGACTATGAAATTTAAGCACAAAGATAAAGTGAGCTACGTATGAAGAAATACATAGTTACATTCAAAGGGCACAAAAAAGTATTTGCTAATTCTTACGATGACGCAAAACGAAAAGTAGAAGGTGATTTGGAATTTATTCATCCGAACTTCAATATGAAGTTTGAATCAATAGGAAAATTCCAAGAGGAGGAATAATGAGTGAAGATTATAAAAGAAGCCTAGGTAAGTTGTATGAGAAAGTTCAAATGATAAAGAACGTTTCTGATAAGATAACCGTTGGCTCAGCTATTAATACAGAGACTAAAAGAAGAGAAGTGGTTCTAGTTCTTAAACAAGAAGGTGGACCCGTCATTCCTTTAGCAACGCTTTTAACACAAGAAGATATTGACTTAAGAGAATACGATGCAAAAGACTCAGCTATATTCGAAAGAGTATTTGACTTATATGAAGTTGAAGACGATAGAAAAACTTTTGAAGAGTTAAACGATGGCTTTCATCCTAAAGATAGAACTTATGATGATATGTTGAAGTTTATCGACTCTACTAGAGAAGCTGTAGAAGACCTGTAAATAGTTAGGGTTCCTACGACCCCTGTTTGTTTACGTGCGATTAATTTCGTATGAGTGGGAATCCTATAGTGTTTACAGTATGAATGAGGAAAGTAATAACAAGTAGAAAGGCATTGAAAAATGTTAACTAATAATAACAGTGATGTAAACGCTGAAGACTTGGTTGAAAGACCAAGATACGAATATCACGTAGATGGCTGTGCTGTTCGTAAATGTAAGTGGAAATCCCACGATACAAACAACGAAGGTGCTTTAGACCTAATCACTCAAGGTGGTTATGGTGATTTCATCGATTTATTCGACGAAAAACCAGCATACTTTAGGTTGTGTCACAAACATAGTCATCAATTTGCTCGTTGGTTGAACAACGATGCAGTCCTATATTCACACAATGGACACGCTCACAATGGTGAGGAACCCGGTTTTTGGTTTGGTCATATTGGCTGGGACCAAAAAACTTGGTTGTCTTATGTGAATGGATTCTTTTATCATTGGATTAAGAAGAGCTTTCGCTCTGCAGTATCTTATGTTAAGCATCATTTTAAATCACATAAGCAATGGACTAGGCAAGATATTAACGATTCAAGCACTCCAGTAGTGTTGTCATCGTTCTTTTTTAGCTTATTCTTCTTAACAAATGCTTATAAAGGTAAAGTTAATAAACTTAAACGACTTTACAACGCCAAAAAGATTCTATTAGCTGAATCTATTTATCGTGATAGCACTAGTTTATATTCTGAAATATGGACAAAATCTGTCAATGGCAAACTTTCTGAATCAGAAATGTCGCTCATAGTAGATTTAGGTAAAGCTTTTACTTCTCTAGAAGAAGAATAGTTGACGTAAATTTAAACAATAGGTATAATTAAGTGACTTATTAAATCCTCCTATTGGGTTATTAAGTCACCCTATTTAATTTAGTCATAGACTAAATGTTGTTGTCGAAGTGAAACCCCGCATTAGTGGGGTTTTGCATTAGTATAATTAATTAAGATGAGTCGAGATTATTTAGAAACAATAGAAAACCCCGATGTAAAAAAATTTACAATAGATTTTCCGCCTTTACACGAGGCTCAACAAACAGTAAAAGACGACGAAGCACGTTGGAAGATTCTCTGTGCCGGTCGTCGATTTGGTAAATCTAGATTAGGTGTGCAACTTTGTTTAGAGCAAGCACTTGATGGTGGTCGTGTTTGGTGGGTTGCTCCAACATTCGCAATAGCTAGAGTTGGTTGGCGTGATGTAGTAGCAGCAGCATCAGAGTTTCCTAAAGACGCTGGAGTTAATATAAAACTTGGAGATATGGAAGTAACATTTCCTAGTGGTGGCTCTATATCAGTTAAATCTGCAGATAACCCTCAACGTCTTCGTGGTGAAGGTTTGAACTATCTAGTTATGGATGAGGCAGCTTTCGTTAGAGAAGAAACTTGGACCGAAGTATTAAGACCTACACTTACAGAAAATAAAGGTTCTGCATTATTTATCTCTACTCCTATTGGAATGGACAATTGGTTTTATCATTTATGGGAAAAAGCAGATACAGCAGAAGACTGGGCTCGATTTCAGTATCCAACAGTCTCTAATCCTATTATTGACCCAAAAGAAGTCGAATCAGCAAGAGAAGACTTAGGAGAATTAGTTTTTGCTCAAGAGTATCTCGCAGAGTTTATTTCCGAAGGTGCTCAAATATTTCGCTCTTCTTGGTTTAACTATTTTAAACAAGGAGTCGGAACGATATGGGCTGATGGTAAAAAATATAAAGAAAGTGAATTACAACGATTTGCCACTGTTGACTTAGCTGTATCAACAAAAGAATCAGCTGACTATACAGTTATATCTGTTTTTGGATATCACTCAGAAGATGACAAGTTGTTTATGTTGGATATGTTTAGAGATAGAGTTGAAGCTCCCGACATAGTTCCACAAATAGAACGAATGGTTGGAATACATAATCTTGAATGGGTAGGAATTGAAAGAGCTGGTTACCAATTAGCTATAGTTCAGTTCGCAAGAAGACAAGGTATAAAAATAAAAGAACTTAGAGCTGATAAAGATAAGCGCTCACGAGCACTTCCTTTGTCTGCTAAGATGGAAAGAGGATTGGTTTACTTTCCTAAAGATGCAGATTGGGTCAGCGAAGTGGAGCGAGAGCTACTCACTTTTCCAATTGGTGTTCACGATGATATCGTGGATACATTGGCTTATGCTACATTAGCTGGCAACAAGAAGAGGAAATGGCAAGCGTATTAAATGGCTGAAGAGAAAAGTTTATATAGAAAAGCAGTAGATTATCTACAAGCTCCACCAAAGAGAACAGTTACTGGAACAAAGGGAAGTCCTTATGACCGTAACGATTCTATGCTCACAAGTAATTTTGGTTACAACACACAATCGGGACACTTCCCACAAAAACTAATAGACGATATGGGTGATGGTCTAGGCAACTCAGCCGTGACTGCTTGTCTTAATGTTCTAGCAACTTCTTTTGCTGAACCAACATTGAAAGTTTATAAAAAAGTTGATGGTGGCAAAGAAATAGTTCCTCAACACCCAATGGAAATCCTTTTAACAAGACCTAACGAGTTCCTTAGTGGACAAAGCTTAGCTCACTACATTGTTACTTCTTTATCTGCTCACGGAGATGCATTCCTTATGAAAAGCAGAAACAACAAAGGTGAAGTAGTTCAGTTGATACCTTTGATGCCTTCTTATGTCAAAGTAAGAGGGAATGAAAGAGAATTAATTACTCACTACGAATATTACGCAGTGAAACAAACAAACTCCCTAACAAAAGATTTTATAGAATTACCAAGAGAGAATGTTGTCCACATTCGTCAAGGTATGGACCCGGACGACCATAGAAGAGGCTTTGCTCCACTACGAACAGTATTGAGAGAATTAGCCGGTGATGAAGCAGCAGGACAATTTGCTGTTGCATTGTTACACAATATGGCTGTTCCCGGCGTTATCTTAAGTCCAAAAGATGACACTATGGGTGGTCCTTCTAGGGAAGAAGCCGAAGCAATAGCTCAAGCTTTTAAATCTAAGTTCTCGGGAGCCAACAGAGGCGCACCAATGATTATGACTGGTGCTATGGATGTAGACGTAGTCTCATTCACACCGGAACAGATGAACCTAACTGCATTGAGAAGACTGCCGGAAGAAAGAGTATCCTCTGTTCTTGGAGTTCCGGCAATTCTCGCTGGACTCGG